GATGCTGTTGACATCCCCTCTTTTGAAATACACACTAAAAAATATTAGTTCGGTGCTATTTGAGATCCTGATACTGTGACTTGTGCAAAAGCTGTTGCATTCATAAATGGTGGTGGAAATTTTTCCATCGCCTGAAAGCTTAAAGTGAATCCTGAAAGGTCACCCATAGCTGCACCACTTACGATTGTACCCCCATTAACATCTGCTCCATTTTCCAAACCAACAACAAATCTATTACCATTGTAATCTTCTACAATTACCTGTGGTCTAGAATAAGCTAAAAGCTTTAATTCCTGATTAGTAGCTGCATCTAAGAAAGGTAATGTTAGATTTAAAACACTTTCGTAAAACGTAGTTCCATTTTCTCTACTAGAATTTACAGTTGTTTCTAAACTAGAATTTCCTTTTATATCAAACTTATATGCAGTTGGTGTTCCTGTTATGTTGTTAATTGTTCCATCAAAAGCTGATGCATCTGGTTCATTAGAGCCATCATCAGTAGCAGTTCCTAACCCACCATAATCAACAAAGTAAATATGTTTTAATCCACCTACTCCAGATTTGCAAGGTAGTCCTCTACCAGTTGTTAGTAAACACGCCATAGTTTATTATTTTTAAAATTATTAAATAAAGGAGGCTTTTACACCCCCTCTTATATTATGAATATAGTACTACTTCTGATCCAATGCCATACTGTACACCACTTGTAAATCTCATAATGATTCTCACATTTTGATCTCCAAGAGTTTCAGATGTGTCAATTAAGCGAACCTCTGCGTGATCTGATAAAAGACCAGTACCGAAATATAGGTTGCTTTTTTGCGCACATACCATTTTGTTAGAAGCAAGTCCAGGTGCTACAAATAGATTCACACCATCAAAAGATAATGCTCCGTTGTTCCACCATTGTGTTCCTTGTGCATTTACACCATTAGCACCTAATCCTGATGCTCCAAAACCTCCTAATGCTCTTACATAAGCTTTAGCAACGTTTTGTGGAATGTAAATAAATAGATCTTCTTTTCCGTAGATTTTGCTCGGTATAGCATCAACTACTTTTCCTAATTCTGAGATTACGTTTGCAGCAGTTACAGTTCCTGCACTTACAGTTACTACATCACTATCTGAACCAAATAAAGTTACAAATCCATCAAACTCACCTGCATTACCATTTACTCCACCCCAGATTGTTTCTTCTGTTTTCTCTGCTACTTTTGCAGCAACGTGCGAAATTAAGAAATCTGAAAACTTAGGTGGCATATTATCGTAAGCTGAAATGCCCATAGCAATTGCTTCCCAGTCGTTTCTGTAATCTTTTTTACATAATTGTAGGTTTACTTGAAACTCTTCTGGCTGTAATATTCTTTCTGTTAAAGTAAGAGCATCAGCAGTTAAAGAGAAATCACAAGTAGCATCTGCAACGATACCACTAGATGCAACCTTTTTAATTACTTCTTTATACTTAATGTTAGGCTTTACAGTAATCCCTCCATTAGAAATTGTAGCACCACTCAAAAGTGCAGCAGCAATGTAATCTCCTGCAAATTCACCAGCATAAGTTGTTGTTAAGCTGTTTAATGAGTTATCTACATCTAAATTAATTTTTCTTGTACTCATTTTAATTATTGATTTTAATTGTTATTTATTTTTATTAATCATTGCAAGCACTCTATCCATAGTTGTCTGACTTCTATTTTGTGAATACAATACTTTTTTCTTTTCACTTACTACCTCTGGAGAATGCTTGATAGGCTCTGCCGCAGGCTGTGATAATTCTTCTACTACTTCTTCTGGTAATTCATTAGTCATTTCTTCTTTCTTGCCCATTGATTCTCTCATTTTCATTACCATTTCTTTTAGAGCTTCAAACTCTTCTTTTGTAGGGTACTTTTCTTCATTCATATCCTCTTTCTCTTCTTCTTCATCTTCCTTTTTATCTTCATATTCCTTTTTCTCGTAACCCAGATCAGCAATAATTCCCTCTTCTTCTATCTTCAGCATATCTCCTGATTCCATTTCATACTCTCCTACAGGTAGTGCTACCTTAGTATCTTCTGTAAGAATAAATACCTCATTGCCAGATGCAAACTTCTCAGCTTCTAATACTGTTCCATTCTCTAGCTTTAATTGTTCTAATCTAACCTCTTCGGATGGATTAATTACATCCTTGATTTTATTTAACATTTCTGTTGCTTTCATATTATTATATAAATTAAAAATTACTATTTTGCATTTTGTTTATTAAATTCTTCCAATACCTTGTGCGTGTAATGATCCATCGCAACAATCTATATGGTATCTATCATCCTTACATAAACAACCCTTTCTGCTTCCATAGGGGCTTGTTCTACTTGGTGTAACAAATTCTGTTACCTTTTTTTTAAATCTCTTAGTATGCACTTAATATATTTTTTATTTGATCTATTAAACCCTGTGCATTATCTTCTTTGCTTAATTCACTTTTAGGTTTATCCTTTGGTCTTTCCATTTTATCTGCAAAGTAACCCTCTATCGAGAAACCTTTTACCTTACCTGTTTTTACAAACTCTTGCCAGATCTTATCGTTATTTACTTTTACAGCACCCATCCAAGTACCCATCGGCACTTTCATATCATACTTTCTAGATTTGTCGTGGGTTTCATCCTCGACTATCCAACTTTCTACAAGTGTCAAACCATTCAAACTATGCTGATGTTCTAATGTTGTTTTATTTTGATTGCCTTTCATTAGATATAATTGTGATGCTTTCTGCACCGTATCTTTAGAAAAATATATGTAATATTCTTCTGCACCATTAGTTCTATAAATCGGTTTGTTAGGTATTAGCAAAGCACCTAATAATATTCTTTTCTCATTATCTACCTCTGCTAATTTAACCTCTTGTGATTTAAGAGCAATAAAATCTTCTTCTATCGCAGGATTCTCTACAACTGATATTGCTTCAATACCACCCAGTTCATCCATTTCATCTATTACTAATTCTATAACTTTCATAATTATATATAAATTAAATTTATTTTTTTTGCATTTTAATCTCCAATACTTGCTCCCTCTATGATGTTATTCTCTAAACTTTGTGCAGAGGTTACATCCTGACTTACAACAAAAGCTTGTACTGGTTGTTGTTCTTGCTCTGCTAGGCTTTGTGCTAATTGATTTTCTGGTGAAGCACCTACTATATTAAATGCAGGTGCAGCAGTACCTTGTGCTATGCTAGATGGCAATGCACCACCACCACCTTGTCCAGGTACTTTAACAGCCATTATATTTTTAACATTACCAATACCTGTAGATATAACCGTAAACATAGCAGCTATTCTTGCAAAAGTATTAGGTATTGTTTCATCTTTTAATGTTTTGTTTGCTGCTTCATAAGTATTCATTAAAGCACTAGCTATTGCAAAAGCTTTACCAACAGCAGTTTGTTTTCCTAACAAGTTGCTCATTGCTTGGGATGCATCTGCAAATATACTTAAAGCACTTTTCTTAGCTTCCTGTGTTTCTTCTTCTATCTCTACTTCTGTATTTTTATATTTTTTATTTATTTCCTCTAGTTTCTTTTTTTCTGCTTCATCTAACTCTGCAAGTAAAGGTGACATAATCCCATAATGCCGAATAATTTGTTGTCTTAGTTTAGCAAAATGTTCCTCATTCTTTCTAATTTCTTCTGCTTGTCTTTCTTCATCTGTGTCAATAAGTGCTTGTCTAATAGCTTCAATTTCAGATGCCTTTTGTTTTTCCCTTTTTATTTCGTTTGCATCTCTTTTAGCTTGTTCATTATCTTCTATCTGTGTTACACTATTTTCAAATCCTGCTAAAGTATTTTTTAAGGTGTTTAATTTGTTCTGTGTAGTTTCAATAGATTTGTCTGCTTCTTCCTCTACCTTTTCAGGATCAAATACTAATCCAGCTATACCACCAAACAAGCCCTCTCTTAATCCAAAATCCTTACCTAAAAATTTACCTATTTCATCTATAACTACTAACACTGCTGTTAATGGTGCTGACAATAAGGATAATATCCCTTGTAGTATATCTTTATTTCTTTGAGCAGTTTCTACCTGCGATTTTTTTATTTGTTCTTGTGTTTCTAATTGTGCTTCTAACTGTGATATAACCGCTTTAGTTTGAGCTATCTTTAAGCCTAATATTTCTTTCTCTGTCTTGCCTTGTTGCTTTAATATGTTTTCAGATCCCTCAATAGCTTTAAATCTTTTTTCTTCTTCTGCAACAGCATCAGTTTGTTTCTTTAAAAGATTAGTTGTTTCGCTACTTACACCAGAAACTAATTTTTTAATTTTATCAAAGTTTGCTATTAATAACCCAACAGCTACTACTATTGCGCCTATACCAGTTGCTATCAATGCTTTGCTAAAAACACTTACACCCCTAGCAGCACTTATAAATCCTAATCTAGTAAGCCTTAAAAGTTTTACACCTTTTCTTAATTGTCCAAAATATCCACCTGTTACCATATTAAGAGCAGCAGTATTTTGCCTACTCTTGATTAATTCTTTAGAAATAAAGCCTTGTCTTTTCTGAAAACTAATATCTGCTTTAGCTTCTTGCTTTTGTAGATTTAAATCTTTTAATGCTATTCTTTGTTCTCTTAGCGAATCACTAACCCTATCAATAGATGCTTGTACCTTTTGTCTTGCAGCTAACTGTGTTTTAGGAATATCTTCTTGAATCCTTTTTAATCTCAGCAGCTCTTCCTCTAACTCAATAGTTATTCTCTTTTGCTCTAATATAGTGTCTGTAAGTTCTTTAAAGGATTGCTCTGCTTGTTTCAGATCCCCTCTAATTCTAATTACTCTTTCTTCTGCCATCTTTAATTTGTTTAAGTGCTTCCTTTATATTTGTAGCTATTTTATATTTTCCCTTTGCTATTCTTATTTCTTCCGTTTCGTTTGTTGCAAACTTCAAACCCTCTAATATTGTTTTTATCATATCTTTACAATTAGTTCTAAATCACTTTTGTTTGTTAATAGATTTGTTTTAATACTATTAATTCTATATTCTTTTCCATTTATTACAAATATGTCATTTAGTTTATAATTAATTAATATTTTCTGGGGTAGATATGCTTTTAATTTTAGTAATCTGTTTTTTCTATTAAATATATTTTGTATGTATGTTTTATAATAATTCTCAAATAATGTACCTGTAAAATCTGATGTGCCTGTATATTCATTTGTCATTAAATCGAAGTTAATGTTTTGTGTTCCAGAACTGCTACTTATAAATAAACTATTAGATGGTATTATGTAATTCGATAAGCTGTCTGTTGATGATGCTGATTCTCGAAAAGAAATAGGATTAGAGGTGCTTGTTATTCTTATAGGATAAAAAAGTAAGGGTAAATCCTTATCAGGCTGTTGATCTTCGTTTACACTCCATCCCCATTGTATATCTGTTTTAGTTGCACCTGTCGTATCATTAATATCAAATAACCTTTCAAACATAAAATGTTCAAAGGGTATTTCTACTTTATAACTTCCACCATCTATTTTGTTATTTATATTATCCTGATTATATCTTAGTGTTCCCCACTCTTCATTATTTATTTCTTTATAAGCATTAGCTAGAAAACTTTTTAAACCTTTAAATCTAAATATTATTTCACTATAAGGCAAAGCTACATTTGATTGACTAGAGCTTACATCTACAAACTCTGTAATATTATAACTCGTGCCTGCTGAATTAAAAGCATCTAAAGTATTCACGAATATAGTTCCATCATCTTGTTCAAATGCAACAAGATTAAACATTTTAAATAAACCTGTTAAAAAATCTATAACTTTCATTTCAGGTATTTGCTCTGTAATTACAAAATCAAATGTGCTAAATGCTGTAAAAGGTGCAGCTTCAAATACTTGTGAACTTCCAAAAGTATCTCCAGAAACTATCCATCTACATTTTGTTAAAGCTTTATCTGCCGAATGTATTATACTTACAGTCCAATCCCCTGCTGCAAAAGTTTTACCGACACCTAACAGACCTGCTGATATACCTAACTCTTCTGCACTTATTGAAGTGTTTGCTGTTAATCCTGTTTCCTCCCTCCTTAATACTCCATCTTTATAAACCTTAACCCCATAAGCTACACCATCAGTTGATTCAATAATAAGATCCATATCAGCATCACCAATTGATCCGTCATTTTGTTCATCCCATTCAGAAGTAATTCTTAGTGTAGAATTATCAATCATATTTGCAAGGTCACTACCACTTGTAGGTGTCCAATTATCTACAGGTGTTTCCAATAACTGTACCTCTGTTCCTGTGCTTACAGTTTGTGTAGGTGCGCCTGACTTTCTGTGTAACCACATAAATAAACTATTATATGGTGCATTACTTGCTGTAAAAAAATCATTAGAGAAAGTTATTCCATATTTACTTTCTATTGCTTCTACTATTTTTCTAACTCTTATGGCGTATTTAAGTTGATTCCAAATTACACCTCTATTATGTCCTGTACGGTGATATAAGTTAAATGTGTCTTGTGAAGAGGTATCTCCTCCATCATAATACAATCTATCTGTATGAGTTATTAAAGGGGCGATCACATCTGTTAGGCTTGGTATTGCTGTAAGCTTTGATTTTATATTTGCTGAGTTCCAAACTATGTTGCTAGAATTTAAAGCTGTAAGTGTATTTAATTTATCTTCACCTATTAAATCTTTTAGATCTACAGTATTGCCAAAGAAAACTATTTTATAAGTATGTGCTTTGTTAAACTTTAAACTTACATTGTTTAATTTTATTTTACCTTTTTTATAATCTACTCCATTTAATTTTATTAAAGCATCTTTTTTAATTCTTGCATCAAATCCATTGTCTATATCAAAATTATAATAATGTTTAAAGATCTTATTGTTTAATCTACTTGCAGGTAATGAGAATTGTTGTGAGAATGCAGTAAATATTTTTTTAATATCTCTTACATTTTTAAGAGTATCTGTTACTGTAATAGATTCATCTTTAAACAAATCTACTCTTTGTCCCTCAATATATAGTTCAAGGTTTTGCATTAACGAATGTTGTTTATAGTTTGGAAAGCAAATTCTACTTCAACAGTATAATCGATTAACTTGTCATTAACATTGGTTTTGTATCCTAAATTGCTAGATGTTATATGCACAGGCAAATTATTGCCCTCATAATCTATCCATACCATCTCACTTAGCATAAGTTCTTTAAATATAGTATTATTTTCTTCTGGATAATATCCACTATTTAAAACAAGCTTTTGTGTAGCATTTTTACTCAGAATTTTTTTCTGATGGCTATATGTATTATAGCTACCATCTACAACTATATTGCTTTTATAAGTTTCTTCTGTTGTGTTGATAGATAGATTAGATCTTTTAAACATCCAGAAATCTTGTAATGCTCCATACTTATTTACAAATACTAATTTATAAGGCTGATACTTACACTCTTCTATATTTGTAACACGCAGTTTTGTAACACCCTCTGTTCCATCAACAAACACCTCATCTACTCCATAAATGCCAAACTCCCCTAAAAAGCTTTCTAAACAGAAACTATCTTCAAATGTTCCACCATCTTCCAATACTCTATCTTCATAACCATCTGCACCTGCTTGTGATTCATTCGTTATGTATTCTATTCTCAGTTTGCTATCCGTTACATCTGCTACAAGATCTGTATATATTTCTTTACCCTTATAAAAAAAACTTACACTAGTCGTATTATTAGGGTCAACAGGTATTCTTAGTGGTGCATCATCAGGTTTTAATATAGTTGTGTTACTAATTAACAAGCCCTCTAATAAAGTAGGATTTACACCATCTTCAAAATATCCATAGGCATCATAAGCTATATTTCCTAATACTGCTGTGTCAGGAGTTTGTGCTGTTCCTGAAATGCTTTTTGTTATCCTGTAATCTACATTAATAGTTGAATATAAATCTGTTGTTGTATATTCCCCATCAAAGCCTGTTGTTAAATAATCCCTTATTAATTCGCTAACTTCAAAAGATACTTTTGCGTTATATGCAGTTGATGTTAATGAATATGTTATACTACCTCCCCAACTGCCACTTGCAGTTCCAGTATATATGTAAAGCTCTAATTTTGCTGATGTTAAATTAGTAGCACTTACATTTATAAAGTATGGGCTTCTTACATTTATCTTAGCCATTTAAATTTATTTCTTGGTTTTTAATATCATCATATATCTGTCCTTCTAGATCTATTGCATACGCTTTTAGTATATCATCTGGTAAATACTTCATAACTTGGTTTAAAGCCTTTGTTAAAAACATACTGGGCGCAATACCTCTAAACCAAATACTTCTGACTATTAAATGTTGTAATGATTTTTGTGTGATAAACCTACCTGTGTTTTTATCTCTGCCTTTTATACCTCTTCGCTTTATCCATTTCTCTATACCCTCTGTTAGTCCACCTTTTCTTCCTGTGCCTGATCCAAATCTATATGGGCTGTTGGGTGCTTTGTTGCCACTCCCAGTTCCTTGCACCCCTTGATCTATAAACTTAGCATAGTCCTTTGCGAATATGCTCAGATCAAAACTACCTACCCCTGTTTTTACTTCTTTCTTAATACTGTTATAAAGTGCACCAGACACTATTCTCCCATCCTCTTTCAAGTTTGCCTTGCTTTGATTAACTAAAAACTTAGCATAACCATTTAGAATCTTTTTTAATTCTTTAGGATCTTTTAACATATCGTAATATCATTGTGTATTAATATATCAAAGCTACTTGCCCATCCTGCTAACCTATTTTCAAACCTTTCATAAAAGGGCTCACAAGTTGCTATGCCATCTAATTGATATAAATCAGTATGTAATGTTCCACCCCTTAATACACCTATCAATTTATTTACTACACCTAGCTGTGTGTTTAATATATCGTGTTCATTATTGTTGCCTACAAACTTATCTGCACCCTCTGCTTTACTTTCATCAACAATATCCATTGTAAGTATTGTTACATTAAATCTTAACACTTGATCTTCCTGTGATACAGTATTTATAATAATATGTGCTAACGGAAATATAGTTTGCTTGTTTAGATCTACATCTGTAATATCTCCTGTGGTTACTGTGTTACAATTAACATCCGATAATAACTGCTCTTCTATTTTAGTTAATACTAAATAAAAACCTCTTATACCTTTATGGCTCATCTTTTATATGTTTTGTTATTATATACTGCTATTCTAAATAATATAATTAATAGGATTATAGAATATATATTTAGGTGAGGCTCACCACATAATCCTAATAGGTGCTTAATTGTATCAATCATTTAAAACTTTTTTTTATTAATCTTTGCTCTATCTCTTGTTTCTCTTTTTCAAATGTGAGATAGTATAAACATTTGTGTATATTTAATTTAGTGATATTTTCAAATCTTGTAATGTCTCCTTTAGCGAGTGCATAAATGGAGTTATACCATCCATATTTGCGAGTAAAATTTGTTGCTCCATCGAGTTGTCCTTGTCCACTTTCTGAATATAGTTGGTCATAACTTTGCATAAGTCTATCCCTAAATTGTAAAAAAAAACAATCGAACTAAACACTACGTCTAAAGGCATATAATTATATATCTCAAAGTTACCAGGCTGATAATCTTCTATGATATATTTATCACCTTTCTTTAATGTAATGGGTCTATATAATACAGCCATAGCCTTTTCAATATCATCCCACTTCCCTATGTAAGTATCCAGATCTACATACTCACCAAAAGTCATATCATCAAGATTAGGTATAAACCCATATTCAATCCCATCTAATTTAAATTTATTTATTAGTGTCTGCTTTGTTTCTAGTATCTCAAATATCTGAGCAGTTATGTTAGATATATCACTAGCCCTCATTCGCATTACACTTGTATAAGGTATGTTGCAGAATATCTTTATTGTTTCAATTTGTAGCTTTGTATCATCTAATTCACCCAGTTGCATAAACTTCTTATATTGCCCTAAGGTTATGTCATTTAATCTTGTCGGTACTGTTATGCTAGTTTTCATATTAATATATAAACTTTTTTAAATTATTTTTGTTACTAATTAATTGTATATCTTCCAAAGTTAGGTCTGCTTAATATACTATAAGTCGCATATCTTACAGCGTCTATTATGTGATTGTTCTTATCTTCTGGAATATTTGTTAGCTTTCCACTCTTGTCCTCTTTCCATTTATAATTTCTAAACTCCTGAATTGCATTGTTGCTTGTTGTTGTTATAAATAGTTTATATCTCTTTAATAGATCAATACCTGCATTTATACTATCCCTACCCTTTAAGCTTGGTCTTATATTCCAACCCATTCTTCTTAACTCTTCTATTAATCTAGGCTCACTACTATCCATATACAACTGATTTCTTGCAACCCCTACTTCTTTAAATGTGTTGTGTAGATCTTTAGTGGTCATTTGTGTTCTGTATAAATGTTCTTTAATATAAAGATTATAATCTAAACTATAGACACTTACAAGTGTAGAGGGATCATTAGAGTATCCTGCATCTGCACCATAGGCTATAAACTTAGCATCTTCTGGTATTTGTGAGCATTCATAATAATTAAATATAGTTGCTTTGCTTATACCTTTTAAACCTAATCCATATATCTGCCAGTATTGTTCATCTGTTTCTTTTAATCTTTCTATCTCTGATTTAATGCTTTGTTCTAAAAAGGGATTATCTAAATAAGTTGTTCTGAAGAAATCACAATCTTCTCTAGGTATTACTTTGTCGTATATCCAATGGTATTCATCACTTGGATTATAGTCAATTATTATCTTTCCATCTGTTCTAAATATAAGTTGCTGCCAATCTTCCCAATTTAGTTCGTTGGCTTCATTAATGAATAATAGATTTCTTTTCCTACCCCTAACCTTTTGTGGCATATCCAGGCTAATAAACTCTACAAGATTATTAAACAGCTTGTATTCACTATTAGATTTATTATGATTCTCTTCTTGATATATATTAAGTTTGCGAAGTATGTCTAAGAAGTCACGCATTACGGATGCTCTTAAACTAGGAAATGCTTTTCTGCAGATTGTTATTGTTTTGTTCTGATTACTAGCACAATATTGCAAGATAATCCATAACAATATATTATATGTTTTACCAGATCTTGTTCCACCCTGTTCTACAACTATTTTTTTGTTGCTGTTTACTAGGTGTTTATAAACTTTGTTTGTCTGTATCTTCTGTCTTATCAATTATCTCTACTTGAAAATTGTTAGGCATTCCATCAGCACCTGTTATCTCCTGTCTTTCTACATATCCTCTTTTCTTTCCTTTTGTTTTCAAATAAAATATAGTTGCACTTGTTGAGTTCTCTGCTATTTGTCTGTGTAATTGTGATTCAGCAAAATCTAAAGCAACATTCTGTAAATCATCTACTTGTTTTTTAAACTCTGGATCTGTGTTATACCAATCATAATAAGTAGTTCTTCCTATTCCTACTTTCTTACAAGCAGTTGTAACAACTCCCAGAGATTTTTCCAATGCATCTAATAATGCTTTTTTATGCTGTTCGGTTTTGTTCATTTTCAATACTATCTTTATAATCTTTTGCTTCTTTTTTTCTTTGTCGTAATGAATCTAAATGATCAGGATCTAATCGATTAGCTTCACGCACCATTTTCTTTTCTCTTATTCGGTCAATCTCTTCTTCTATTGTGTTGCATTGCCACATTCTTTCTAGTGAATAATAAACAACACTATACCTATAAGCCTTATTGTTTTTATATTCAATAGGGCTAACTCCGTGTAGTAAATCTTGTCCATCAAATATTGTTAATGAATTATCTGCCACCTCTAATGATATGTCTAGTTCTGGTATAACCAAATGTCCACCTTGCACATCTCCTTTAAACACAACCATATTGCTGTAAACATTTTTAAAGTTACCTGAATCATAATGATATTTCAGTTGATTATTTTTGTTTACTATACCACTAGTAAATACACTGTTTTTAATTACCCATTGATCTTTTACTTTATCTTTTAATTTATTTTTGTGTTCGTAATATGTATCAGGAAAAAACTCGTGATAATATTTTGATACTTCTTCTGCAAATCTGCTGATAACATAATGTTGTTTAGGATGCGAAGTACCCATTGCACTTGCACTACAATAATCGTGTTTGTTTTCTTGTCTTGGGTTGTAGCCAAATACTGCACTTGTGTTGACTAATCCGTGTGTTCTTTTTCCTGTTCCGTATTTAATATTCTTGACAGCCCATCTTACATCATTTGGTTTCTTTGGCAAAATTCTGTAAAGCAAAATAGGTTTATCGTTGTGATATATGATTACATCATCTTTAATATGTCTGCTTACATCTGATAACATCGCTGTTCTTCTTATGTAATCTTTTTTGTCAATCGGTTTTCTATCTACATCTATTCTTTTCATCGCATATCTTTTAATCTTAATTCAGCATTACCTGTTGTTTTTCTAATATACATTTTACAAAATTCAGGGAACATACTTTGTATTTGATATATAGAATCATATACATATTGTTTTGTTCTAATCTCTTGTAGCCCTCCTTCTTCTTTGTAATAATTTGATTTAACTGTTAAGTAATCTAATCTTACAAGCCTTTTATTTTTTATGTATTGCCTAATGCTGTATTCATAATCTTCTCCGTGATTTGTAACACGATCTAAAAATTTATCGTGATCTACAATAACACCAAACATTGAAGCAATAATATAACACAGCTTAGTGTATATTCTATTCTTCATAAAATAGGGATTACCTGCTGCATAAATACCAAAGGTTTTAGCATTGATTTGCTCACAAGCATTAAATCCTTTATAAAATACTTCTTTTTCTAAATCCTCAACATCTATTAACTTATTCTTTTTTTTTCTTTGCACCTTTTCTATATCATCATCAAACATCATCAGCCTTGTTCCCTCTTGATAATACTTCTCAATAAAGTTTCTTTGTTTGCCAATAGTGGGCACACCTACAACAATTTTATAATCTTCCTCAAGGCTTTCTTTATATGTTTTTTCTTCTTCTTTATCTGCTACAAAAATTGTAATTAGATTTTTGCTGATATTATAATCAGATAATAGCTTTAATGTTTTCTTTTTTATTGTTTCTGGTCGCTTATATGATGGTATTGCGATTTTATAATCCATATTTATTAATTAAAAATTTAAATGCCTGTGTGTTGTCCGTAAGGCTTTCCTTTTGCCTTATTGTTTCTAAATCTTTAACTGCTTTTTCATACTCATCTGCATTAAAATATAAAGTTATCTGTTTAACCTTTGCGTTTATATAGGTATCTAATTCCTGGTCGAATATATCTTTGTCAAGTTCAGGCTCCTCGTCCTCATCAAAATATATTCTAGGAAGATCTAATCCCCATTCCTTTAATTCATTTAACTCCCATTCGTTTGCCAATACATCCCAGTCCCATTCTCCAAAGCTACTGTTATCTTTAATAACAAATTCTTTTTTTTGCTTTTCTGATAAATCATCTGCCTGTATTACATAAACATTTTTTAAACCTGCCTGTACTGCAGCCTTATAACGCATATTGCCACCCAGTATAATATTATTCTCATCCACAACAATTGGTCGCAACTGCATCATTTCTGGAAAATCCTTAATGCTTTTTACAAGTTTGTTAAATTTATAATCTTTTATAACCCTAGGATTTTCAGGGTTGTTTTTTATTTTATCTATATTTATTTTAATAGGTTTCATATTTATATATAAATTAATTTAATTTTTTTTATTTAAATTTTCAATAGGCAACTGGTTTACTATCCTATAAATTCTATTTACATAATCATCACTAATGTAATCTATCTTATGTTTTATTGTTTCTCTTTTTAATCTTTTTAATTCATCATCAGTATATCTTTGCTTAAAAATATCAAACCATTCATCTAACTTTTTATTATACTTTCTATATACCTCAAAGTTTTTTAAACTATGTAAAGCTGTTGCGTGATCATAACTTTTACCCATACTTTTATAGAAATCTTTAATGTCATATAAAGTAAAATTATAATGATTCCTTAATATAAAATTAAACAAAGATCTAGGCTCTGTATGTTTTCTGCTTCTGCTTTCTTCAAATATATCCACCCCAGATAAATCTTTTAATAGTTGTACTATGTCTTTTATTTCTTTATTCTTCATCCTCAATATATTTTCTTTTTCTTGTGTTTTTAAATACATCAATGCCTGATATATCTATAATATGTTTTGCTATTTTATTTGCCTCTCTCATAAATTCTTTTATTAATTATATCACAATATTTTTTATCTACCTCATAACTTATAGTATCATAACCTAAATCATAAGCTACTTTGCTTGTTGTGCCACTTCCTGCAAATACATCAATTATTGTTTGATTTTCTTCTGCTGTAGTTTTTATTATTTTGCCAATTACTTCTTCAGGTATCTGACAAGGGTGTTCTGTTTTTTCCTTACTAACATTTTTTACTTGATTTATATTCCACCAATCATAAATCTTTGCACCTGTCTTACCCTCTGCTATTCTTTTTTGTATTCGTTTATCGTTTAAGTTTTTATAAGGTTGTCTTACTTTTCTAAAGTCAGGTTTGCATCCCCACCAACTTATTAATCTACTTTGCTTACCTGTGTTACTATTGTAAACCCAACATACTACTTGTTCACATTTTACACCTATCGCTTTAGGTAAAAGATTTATTGTTTCTTCAGGATAATGAATTATAACACAAGGAGTGGGTATTTTAGATAATAAATCTATATAATCATCTTCTACGATTCTATCTTTATATCCGTTGTAATGATAACCTTGATTGTAAGGAGGATCTGTAATAGTCAAACCTTTTGGTATTTTACAATCTCTAAAATCTTTATTTATTATTTGTATCACAAAGTTCCTTTTATGCAGTAACTATCTAAGTCTGCTCCGTTAATAAAAAATGTTTCAAATGTCTCTATTGCTTTGGTTACTTTTTCTACCCCCCATATTCATTTTGGTTACATCAATACCATAAGGAGGATCAACAATAGCTAAGTCAAACTGATTGTCTGACATATCTTTCATAGCCTCCATACAATCTTGGTTGTAAATCATTCTGTACCTGCTATGATGTGATCTGATGGGTGTCTGTTCCTATTATATTGGTCCACCCTCCATTGATCCTTTCTTTCTAACTTTTCTAATTCAAAGGTTAAATGATCTATTGCTTTTTGTAAATCCTGATTAGGTGTTTTATGTTTCTTATATGCTCTAAGTATATAAGTTACTGCTGTGCCAAGATGGTAATTTAATTCAAAGTTATCCACTACTTGCTTTGCTGTATATCCATTATCGCCATTATAATATTCAGGTGTTTTTACTTTTGTTTTCATAATGTTCCACTAATATAATAGTTATCTATATCTACCCCATCAATAAAATAAGTTTCAAATATCTCTAATGCTTTCTTTACTTTTTCCTGACCTCTTAAATAAAAATCTTCGCTACAATCCCACACCCCAATATCTAAACTGCCCTTATCAATAACTACAAATTTAAAATCTTTATAAGATCTATCAAATAAATTACAATATAAATAACATTGCACATCATAAGAATATCTATTTGCACTATGATGAAAGTTTTTTATATCAGTTGTAGTTTTCAGATCACAAATATAATATCTTCCCAATACATCTGCCTTGCCCCTAAAAGGGTAACCATCTATTATTTTAATCATAGGCTGTTCAAATATACTGTCATTAATCATTTTTAAAGCTGTTTCATTTCTTAAAAAAGCATCTGCTAGTTTCTCTGCATCTTTCTTTTCTTTTATTGTAAATACTTTTCCATATTTTTCTTTTGCTAACTTATAAGCCTTCGTGTTCTTTGATTGCACATCTACAAAGATTTGTTTCTCAAATAGATCTGGCTCTAAAATTGCTGTGTGAAATAACCACCCATCCCTTAGGGCTTGTGTTTGTGCATTGCCATACTTTAAAACATACTTATAAGTTTTAGGGCTACTTAATAAAAGCTTAATACTGGAACTAGATAATGCTAAATGATTAAGTTCACCATAATAAAAATCATCATTATACATTTTATTAATTAGATCTTCTTCTTCGTAATATTCCCCATTCAATAATTGTATCATCTCATATCAGCTCTAAAACAATCTATGCAACAATATGGTTTTTGTTCTTCCATATCTTTGCCACATACTCCGCACTCATATTTATCCTCGTAAGGATTATCTAAATAAATAAACATATAATAAAGTTAAAATTAAACCTAGATAGCTAAATGCTAATGCTATCATTTTTTGTCTGTATTTTTTCATATTCTTCTAATTTTTCTTCAACCCTCCTTGCTCTTTCTATTGCTCTTAGTTTATTACTTCTTAATCTATCTATAATATTATCAAAGGTTTTTCTTTCATTCTGTAACTGCCAGATATATAAACTAATATTTATCATCATCTTTTCAAACTCTTTCAGATCTTCATTATCACTTTTATCCCTCCACCTTTTTAATAATTCTAATACTGCGTGAAGATCTGCGTTAGCTTGTAGGGTTGATAGATCCCTTTTCATTTTATATTATAAATAAATGTTCTAGCTTGATTTTCTTTGTCTTGCCAATATCTCCATTTATCTACATCCTTTTCTTCTATTGCTATCTTTTTATTTATTTCACATAATCTTACTTCTGCTTTTAAATCATCTAATTGTGTTCTCATTTTATAATTTGTTTTTTAATTGTTTGTATTTCTTTTCTCTTGCTTTTTCCCATCCCTCTTTAGCCTTTACTGCAAATTCATATAAAGCTGGAATATCATCTAACATTGCATTGGCATCCCATTCCATATAAATAGTTTTTTCTCCATCCGACCAATCAGAAACCTCTGCTTCTATATGTAAAACTCCAGGCGACTGACTAAGGCTTATTGTTCTGTTTACTATATATTCTTTCATAAGGCTTGTAATTTTATTTCTGCTTCCTCATAAGTTTCAAAAAAATATTCTTCTCCTGTATCATAGTCAGTAACTAAATATTCTACTTCTTGACCAAAACAAGAACATATTGTAATACCATTTTCTAAAGCTATATACACATAGCCACTCATTGTGTTAAAGCCTGTTCCCTCATACATAATATCTCTATCAGGTAAATTGTACCAAGCATCTATAATTAATTTCATAGATTCAATATCTTGGTAGCCCATTTTATCTAGATCAAATTTAATTTTATTTTCCATTATATAAAGGTCTTAAATTTTTCTAACTTAATACTAAATTTTAGTAACTCCTTAACTTCTTCTAGGTCATTAAGAGCTTCTCTCTTTTGGTGTTGTGTCATCTTGTCCAAGTCTTTAGAATCAAATTTGAAAATTGTTCTAGTAGAAGGATTGTGTGTAAATTGTTTTCTTTCTTTCATAATTATAATTTTTATTAGTTATTAAATAAATTTAATAAATATTATAATATAAACCTAATAATTATTAAAAAATTTTAATTATTGTAGGATTGTACTCTATGGGCTAGATCTTCTGGAATTAAATAACAAGGCTTTTGTATCTTTTTTTTTGTCCATAATGTAGTATCTGGGCAAAACATACTAACTTCTTTTGGCATATCTAAATCATTTAGCCAAAAAATATAATTGCCACCAGGATCATTAACAAAATATAATGCCACGCAATCTTCTTTAATAAGTTTTTCATATTTGTATTTTTCTATCATTTTATCTTTATAGTGTGTTTTTCTAAACTTCATTTCTATTACACAGCATTTACCTTTTGGTGTATATCCCTTTGCATCATAATGCTCATAGCCCCCTCCACACCATTCTAATTTCCAACCATCTAAGTTTAGAAGAGAAACTATTGCTTGTTCCCATTGATGAACATTATCTATCTTCATAAATTTTATTTAGATCGTTTATCCACCCCTGTACCTTTTTTATAGTTCCCTTACAATTACAACCACCCACATATTCATATCTGTGATTCATATACTTTGCGTGCAACCTGCTAATTAATTCTAATTCATCTTTAGATATTCTATTTGGACTTTGATTATTCCTAAATGTTGTCCAGTCCGTGTAATCTATATGATCCATTATTTTCTTTTTATTTTCATATTATTGAGAAAATTTTTTCTTTCTTCACACCCACAATCTTCACCCCATATTTTTTTTACCAACCACTTAATACCTGTCATTGTTGTAATTTTTTCTACTAAATCTCCTAATCGCATAATTTATCTTTTAAATATTGTTTTACATTCCTATATGTATTATATAAACTATAATAACTTATTTTGCTTTCCCTACTTAATTTGCTTATGCTAGTTCCTGTAGCTACAATAGTGAAAACTTTTTTATCATACCAATACATTTCAGATAATTCATTATTTAATTTATCTTGCATCATTTGATACTCTTGTTCATTAACACCTACTATTTCAGTCATTTTGCTTTGATCTACGTAATCTAAGGGTATTTTTTTTATTCTAGATTCTACCTTGTGAAGATTTAAGTACATTCCCCTTAATATTTTGTAGATGTAATAATAATTTACATCATCATCGAAAGTAATATTTAGCCCTTTCTCTACATCTTGTTGTAATTGTATATACATTTCCTGGCAGATATCTTCTGCTACAACTTCATTACAACCAAAGGATTTTAAAACATTTATCCAGTCATTGTGTTTTTTAAAGGCTTTTTCTACAACATTAAAATGGTAGTTCTTTTTTTGCACTAGGTTTCTGTTTAATTATATTGACGTTATCAATCTCAAAACCTACATTATTTATTATGCTCTTTAACCTAATCGGTGCATCTATTGGTGTAGGTCTTGATCCTGTATCAGTATCTTTTATTTTCCTAGTGTGTATCATTGAGTACATCCATTCAGTTGGATGCTGTATGTATCTGTGTATTACAAAAAAATCATCTGCTCTGTTTACAAACTTACCCCCACCCTCAACATCTGAAGCCATTGGTGGTATTGGGTGTCCTTCATAATAATCACCCTTGGGATGTTTCTTTCTTAGTGCTTCTGTGGCTGCGTGTGTATTTAGCCATATTGTTATGTTGTTTTGTTTACAGAAAATTCTTAATTCACTTGTTGCTTGGTAATCATATTCGTGTCCATTTATGCCATTTAACAAGTTTTTATCTTTGATAAGGCTGTTGTAAGGATCAATTAATAAACCTTGATAATCCCAGGCTTCTTTTATATTTTGTGCTAAATTTAACAAATCCTTATAACTGTATAATTTATCTGCCTGAACTAATTTAAAATGATTATTTACATAATCACTTACTTTGTCAAGCTTCATTTTGCTCATTTTATTTATTGGCTCACAAGCTATAAATTCACAAAGCTTTCTAATAATACTATATGCTTCGTTTTCGCTTGAATATACCAACCAACGTATATTATGTTTCAGTGTGTATAATAACATTAAATAAAGAATTACAGTAGTTTTACCTACATTTGCGTGTCCTAGTATTACATTGAAATTAGATCTTTTAAATCTTATATGTTCATCTAATTTTTTGTGTCCTAGTTTTAATCCCTCCTTTAATTTTCCTGTTCTTACTTTGTTTAATTTATCTAGTTCTTCTTTAAAGTTTATTAGCATTCTTAAGTTAATTAAAATATTTTAAATAAAAAAAGGGGGTAAAAAAACCCCCTCATTGAAATTTAAAATGGTAAGTCATCTCTGTCTGGAGATTGATCCTCTGCGGTAACTTCTTCTACATAAGATCCAATCTTCCAAGCTACTATCGTATTAAAGTATTTAATTTCTTTACTCTTTGGGTTTTCCCATTTTTTACCAATTAAATTTATTTCCACATCTACTTTATCATTAGCCTGATAATTGTCCAATAAATTGCATTTATCTTTTCTAAATTGTAATGTGAGAAACTGTGGATAATCACCAAAGGTTTTAAGAACTAAATTTCTAAAACTAAAAGTACCTCTTGTTTCTGTTTCGTTTATTTCTACTATTGATCCCTGTAATTTCATTTTAAAATATTATTAAATTCATTAGTAAATTCTCCTATGTCCTTTATGTTTATAACACCTCTACTCGCAAGTTCTATTGCACCTTTAAATGCCACTTGTCTAATAATACTATCATTAGTGCTCATTGGTTTTTTATAATCAAACTCTGCTTTTCCTAATGCCTTTGCTGATTTAACACTTTCATTAGTTACTTCATATTTTATGTTATCACCTACCTTGTAGGTAAATAATTCAGGCTTTGGTGTACTGAATCCATATACATCACCATTTTCAAATGTAACAGATACTTTGTTAAACTCCTTTAAATCTTTTTTAGAAGTCCAACCTTTTTCATTTTTAATAAATTTAATTTTTGATTTTCTCATAATTCTCTATTTGTGTTTTACATAATTTAATCTCTGATTCTAAGTATTCAATTCTTTTTAACATAGCGTTTACCCTATGATAGTAAAGATCTATTAATTCATCTTTAGCTGTAGAATCTATCGCTTGTTTTTTTATCCTTTCTTTTAATCTAAAGGCTTCAAATATTTCATTAGTTATCGGCATCTAGTTTAAATTTAGAAAGTTTATTATTAATCATTTTTATTAATGTCTGTGCTTCTGCATCGTATTCTAAATCCCAGTCACCTGTCTTAACACTATGTATTAATGATTCTCTAATTAGATCTAATTCAAATATGCTTAATTTTACTTTAAGTATATCATCTGTCGTGTATTGTTTTTTAAATATATTTTCCATAATTATTATTAATTTATATAAAATTATAAAAAATTTTTAATAAAAACTAAAAAAAAAGGGTGAAAATTAATCCACCCTTGCTAACCAAACTCAAATTATAAGAAAATTCAACTTATTTAAAAACACTTAAATATAGTCATTTATATTAATCTATCAAATTTTTATAATGATAAATTAATTCTTCCAAATCTTTATTAGTAAATTTTTTTATTTGTCTGGACATATTAATTAACTCATCTGCAGTGCCTATTCCATAAATACGATCAATATATTTACCCATTAAATAATTTTGCCCTGCGTGAAATCCATTACAGCTTTTGCATTGCACGTGTACGTTTTGTGCGTTCCACCTAGTTGCATAATGTCTCCTAGAAACAAAATGCCCTGCATCTACTTCTTTCCAATGTTTTCTAACTCCACAAGTAACGCATTGCACTTGTTCATTTTTAGCTAATCTTGTTCTGATGTATTTACTAAAAGCAGTATCTAGTTTTCTAACTAATCCTTTTCTAGATATTTTTCTCATTTTTTATAAAGTTATAAAAAAAATTTAATATTTTATATAGTTATATATGTATATATATATAAGTATATTATATATACTTTATTATTAATAATAATAATATATATATTATATATATAATAAAGAAAAAAATTACTTCCCTTGTCCTATATATTTTTTTTTGTAACCTTTGGAACTTTTTAATCTAGATTGGTTTTTACTATGTGGATGACTTTTACGTTTTGGTTTTCTATATATTGCTATCTGTATTTTTCTAGCCATTACTTACTACTCTTAGGATGTTTTTTAGGTAACAAATCATAATCATTAGTATATTTAGGATTCTGAGGTCTTCCGTTTTTTACTAAATATAAAAATGCATTAACCCTAGCAAATGCCCATTGACTAGGGCTTTTTACATTAGGGCTATGCGAAGTGTTAAAAGCTCCTAATCCTCTTTGAAAAACACTAGATAACATACCTACCGTTACACCATAACCTAATTTTTCTTTGTATCTTTTATTGAAGTCATTAGCTTTTTTCTGTAGAGTTGCTTTATCTTTTGCTTTCGGTTTAGCCCCTGTTTTTCCTTTAGCACTACCACCTGCACTTCCTTTGCCTTTAGGGTTTTTGTTCGGTGTTCCAGATCCTGGTGCTTTAGGTGATTTAACTATGCCACCTCTTTTTCCTACCTTAGCATAGCTATCTTTTTTAACACATTTACCTTTTCTCTTAACATAACCTTTAGGGCATTTTCTAGATTTTTCATATAACTCGTGTTGTTCACAAGGCATATACCAAACCTTATCATCTTGTTCGTGTGTGTGATGTCCTTTGCATCCAATATCTTCTGCAATCTGTTCTGCTTTTTCTTTGGTGCTATAAGCTAATCTTCCATTTATTACAGCATAATCATCATTTACCTTTATATACTCTTTAGCTAATTTCTTTTTGTCTATTTGTTTTAGCTTAGATATAGCCCAGTTAACACCTGCACTACCACCCCAAGCATCCCACATTAAACCACCGCATCCCTCAGAATAAGGCACATCTTTATTTTGCTGATGTCTTTTGAAACTAGCCATTCTTGCTATAGTAGATCTCGTAAGTGCTTCACCACTAGCAAGTTGGTTTGCTCTGTTCCATCCAACAGGTGTGCCACAACTACTTCCATTTTCTTTTTTCCATTTCAATGCACGTCTAGCATTATTCCTTGCTGCTGCAGGGTAATCACTATAAGTTTTAAGATCTATTCTTAATAACTCCATTAACTCAAATATAATTATACTATCCATTTTTTATTTTTCTAAATTTTTCTACACCTCTACTACCAAAGTAAGCTACATAAACCGTAACTAATAAATTTTTTAAAAGATCTACCCAGCTTTTATCTACATCAAATCCAATATCAAAGCTATCCAGGATTATTAAAAAAACCATACTGGTAGTTAAGAATATTAATGACATCGGTCTTGTGTTTTTACTTAACCAACTATCACTTTTCATATCACTATCCCATCTTTTAGATACTTCTTGCATTTCGATAGCATCCATTTCTAAGAGTTTTAAAGCAGTTTCTTTATCTTCTTGGGGCAAATCCTTGTCTTGCTGAATTAAGCCCTTTAAAACCCCTAATGCACCATTATTAGGCAATACATCACCAACTAAGTTAACAATGCCACTGCCTTTGTCTAATAAAAATTTACCTACTTTACTGTCTTTAAACTTTTTCATTCCATTTTATATGTATGCATATTAAAAACAAATAAATATTTAATTCATCCCATTCCATTAATTTATCTTTAGGATGATAGCTAAAACCTAATAAAACACCTGTAAGGCTTCTATCTATTATAGCTATTGTCATATTATTCTATATGCTGTTCTACCATTTTTTTTTTCTGCTCTTAGTAATCTATTTCTGTTTTTACCCTCTACATAACTAATATGCAACCAGTTAGGATTTTTATCATCCCCGAACTCCCATATCATTTGGTCAAACTCTAGATTTTCTTTTACAAACTCAAACATCTCCGCATTTGTTTTATGCCCATAAACATCATCTATATCTATTGCCTGACCTTTACAATGCTGACTAGAACTGACACCACCAATAGCTTTATTAGTTTCTGGAGATCTAAAAAAACTACTGACCTTTATTGGTCCACCTACCCACTTACGTAATGGCTCAAACACCTTTTCTGCTATAATCTGCATATTTTGCATTTGCTGATTATTAGGTTTATTTTCTATTCCTAATCTTTTAGCTGTGTTAGAATGTATCGCTTCTTTATATGTAATATGATCGCTTATTTTCATAATCTAAAATTCAAACCACACTTAATTATTTTAATTTCTTTACCCCAATATCTTTGCATATTTAATTCACTAAATACACCAACCTTGCCAACCTTAAATCCAAACACACCACCAAAAGAATAATCCAACCAATCATCACCATTTCTCCCATACCAATATCTTTCATCACCACTAATTAATTTATGTTTAGGCAAAACATTTCCATATGCGTGTAACCAAAAACTTTTACGATAGTGATAAAAATCTAAACCTGCAATAATACTAGCATACTCGTGTGGTGCTATTTTTGCTAACTCTATTTCATTATACGCATTAACCACATCTTCAAAAATATTATTTCTATAATCTAGATCTGAACTGCTAATTAAATTACCTTGCTGATCAAACCATTGGTAATCGTAGCCTAAACTTGCACCAGTTATTGGATCTATCATTTCATAAACCATATCTGTGTGCCCTGCAAAATCGTAAGCTAATACCCACCAAGGCTGGTCTTCTAAGTATTTTTGTATAGGGTTATGCCCATATGCTTTCTGTGCTTTACGATAAATTACCCCAGATGATAAGCTTAATTTTTTTCCTAATGGTATTCTAAACCTTGCTTCTGCTGAAGTATAATCAATATCTACTAATTCATTAACCTTATACTCCCCCTTTACTAACCACCATTTTGCTAAGTATCTCACAAAAGCTTCTTTGTTTTCAAATAAATCACCTTGCTGTCTGCCCTTGCTATATTCAAATAAATATTCTAAACCTTTTGTGTTTCCTATATTACTTCTTGTTCCTACATTATTTTCTGATCCATCATAAAACTTATTGCGATCCTCATACTGAAAATTAGCTAACTTTCTCCAACCTATGCTCCAAATATAATCAGCTGGATTTCTTTCTGTTGTTTCTATTAGATCATTTTCTTGTGTTACATAAAAGCTTTTATTATCCTGGATTGCATTTGTTTGACTATATGCCCCATAAATAGTAGAATATTTAAAAGTTTTCTTGAAAATGTTTTGTGAGAATAATATGCTAGTAGATAGCATAAATAAAATAAGTATATTTTTTTCCATATTAAAACCTTTCATTTAATAGTTCATCAATTTTTTCTTGTATTAGCTTTTCTGTATTATCTGGAAGCTCTAAACTAATACCACTTTCTATTTTAAGCATTACTTCCCCATCACTGTATAATATTACAGTTGGTATATATTTAATGTTTTCTTTTTTAAATATATCTTTTGCTTTGCTCATATACAGAGTTTGTATGTTATAATCTTTAAATTTATTCAAAGATATTTCATTACTTTTAGTAAACCCTGCTGAGTATTGCACTACACTAATCCCATCCTTAACTTGCGCAGAAGCAACATAAGTCAGGAAATAAACAACCATTACACATAATCTCATCTATTTTTACTTATTTGATATAACCTTTCATCTATCTTAGAAAGCTGTTCTTTTACCTCTTTTACATCATCACCCATCACTTCTTGCTTTTCTTCAATACGCTGTATTGTAGATCGCACCAGTTCATCCTTGTATTGAAATTCGACACTAGATACCCCATCAGATTTTAAACTTTCTATATCTTCTGTATTAGCATCCACACTAGCTTGTAAAGTGAAGTATATACCAAACAAACTAGAAAGCCCCACAACTGCTCCTATAATCTCTTTAAGAGATAAACTAAACTTGCTTTCTGGATTTAAATCTGCCATTACATTTTATTTTCTAAGTAAGACACGCCCATAAATCCGTGCATACCCTCGTTATCAATGTCTATTGCAAAGCTCTTCCATCCGTAAGGATGATCTACACTTACGTTACCCTCTTCGTCAACTTCTTCTAAATTTTTCCAAAGAACGTCAACGTGATATTTGTCAGAAAGAACAGGTGCTTTAGTTTCTTCGCCATCTGCATCATACTCGCCTTGCTCAATAACAATGTTACCTAGCTTGACAATAGTATGCATATGTGCAGGAACGTCATTGCCCTCTTCATCTTTTACACTTGGCAAAGCATTAATCTTTGATAAAGCACTAGCTTCATCATTAAATTCATATTTACTTATTCTTATTCCCATTTTTATTTTGTTAATTGTGTTAATAAATTTGTTATTTCGGTATCTGTCATACCCTCTGTATCGTAATATCTTAAATCTTTGCATTTTCCCTTAAAAACACTTCCTCCTGATGGCAAACTAAATTGTATTTGAGACAAAGTACCTGATGAATAAACTGAAGAGCTTAAACTTGTTGTGATTAAATTTCCATTAACATAAAGCTCTTGGCTACCTGCTTTAAATTTAAACGCAACTTTGTTAAATGCGTTTGATGGTGATGATATATTATGACTTGTTGCAATAATATTGCTTCCCCCTACATTGTAAACTATTCTAAATGTGTTACTGGTTGCTCTATAATCAAAACTTATATAATCATTGTTTGAGTTGTTTTTACTTAGCGATATTCTACCACTTTCAACTGTGTCAGAAAAAGCTGCCAACTCTGCAAACAATATACCTTGCTCTGAGTTAAATGTATTAGCATCTCCTGCGCCATTACAAGTCTCTGCACTTCTTGTGGTTTGACTGTTAGAGTCGCTTTTTATATAGCTTGTAACAAATGTGCTTTTTTCAAACTGCGCTCCCCATAAATAGATAAAAGAATTACCGTCTAAAGGTACTGTGCTTGTTCCATTTGATGATGCTTGCCTGATTAGTAATGTTCCATTTAGATCTGTGCCTGATGTAAACTTAATAATACATCTATACCATTCATTAGGGTATTTCTCTATACTTGCTGTATGATTAGCATAAGTAGTTCCTACTGCACCTGTAGCTAAATTAAAGAATGTTTCGCCAGTACCCCCTCCATCTGAAAAACTGCCTGTTCTTAAAGCTATAAAGTCCATACTACCTTTCTTAGCAAATACGCTAAAATGATAGTCCTCATCTTCTTCTACCGTTACTGATAAAAACCTTTGTGATGTGTCTGTTCCTGTACTACCATCATCAGTCATCTTAGATGCGTTCACAGTTCCGTCTGGGCTTGTTAAAGAATTAAGAGTTATATCGCTTCTTGTTTGTCCCCAACTAGAAAAAGTTTCGCTGTATCCTAATATGTTAGTAGATGCTGGTTCTAATAATAAACAAGGGCAACTATCAGGATTTCCATTTGTTAGATCATAATGTAATCTAGGTAAATTACTAGCAGATGTTTCCCATAAACCGTTTTTGTTTATTCTATAAGCAGTAGAACTTCTTGCAAAAGTAAAATCTCCAACACCTGATTCAGGCATAATGGAGTAAACTTTTGTGGCTTTTACACCAGAAGGTATCATTGCTAAATTAGGTTGTTCCATATCTAACTTGTTAATTCTATTAATTGTGCATCTGTTAATGCTTCGTTATATACTGCTAAACCTTTTACTTTTCCATAAAAATCATTTGTTCCTGCTCCATTGTGAAAATCTAATTGATTCATACCTGTTGGCACAGCACCACTTGTGTCAGTTTTTACTTCTGTTCCGTTAAAATATAAAGCAAAGTCGTTAGCCTTATATTTAAAAGCAATTTTGTTATATTGTGTTATGTCTGATAATGTTGTGTCAGTATCATTTAAATCAGCAGTAATACTACCACCACTGACCACTAAGGCTCTAAATCTGTTAGATACACTTGCATTATAACCAAGTCTTACTCTGTTGACACTTGAGCCATCATTTATTGCAATATATCTTGCTGTTAAATCGTTTGATAGTGCAGCTACTTCAAGATAAAACACACCCTCTGTACTATTTACACTTGGTTTAGAATTGTTACAAGTTTCAGCAGCTCTTGTGATAGTTGTTCCTGCTGTGGGTATGTATGATGTAGCGTATGTTTGCTCTTCAACTTGCGCACCATACAAAAACATAGATGAACTTCCATCTCCTGTATAAGCACTTGTACTACTTGTTTCTGTCATATATATTTGAAACCTACAACTTGTTGATGGCACAGTTACTACAATAGAACATCTATACCATCCATTTTTCATATCTTGTATGTTATAATCTACAGGCGTTCCATCTGTTCTCACAAATTCGCCTGTGTCTAAATTAAAATATGCGCCATCAGCACAATTAGATTCAAATAGTAATACAAACTTTCTTTCTCCTTTTTTTACAAATACAGAACAAGCTACTGTAGCACCATTTGAAACAGTTACAGTTTCTTCTACTCTATGTGAAGATGTTGCAGTATTTTCTGTTAATTTTGAAGCGTTCAATAAACCCTCAGGAGAAGTTGTATTATTAGCAGTAATTGTTGAATTGCCTTTAGTCCATCCTGTATTACTGAAATCATTACTAAAGGTTAAGAAATTCGTAGAACTCGGCTCTAAAAGTAAATGTGGTTGCTTTTCTACTACTCCATTTGTTATATCGTAACTTAATCTTGGTCTATCGCCTTGTACTTCTACTACGCTTACATTATCTACATAATATTCATTGTTAGTGCCTGTAAAGTTTCTGTTAAAAATTATATGTGTTGCAGCAGCAGTAACCTCATATCTATAACTACCTGACAGTAAAGCTGTCGCAATAACTTGTGTGGTTGAGCCTGTGTTTGAGCCAATAGAAAATTTAGCAGCACCTTGTATTACATTTAAATCAAATGTTATTAAATATTTTTTTCCTACAACACAAGTTTCTTGATACAAAGGTTTGTGGTCAGTTGTGGGTGGATGGTATGCGCCTAAAGAATTAAAAGTCCACCAAGAGCTTGTTTGCCATCTATCATTAGGATCTACTTGTTTTACTGATACGTTGTCTATTGTTATATTATCAGAACTATCATTTCTCAAATAGAAAGTTACTGAATTAGGCACAAAATATTCAGTATGTGTTCCGATTGTAGAGTTTACTGTAAACCAAGAGCCATTATACAATTTTAAAACAGGATTACCACTTGTAGATTTAACAGTATATGTTACTTTGTATGTCTTTGTACTTGGGGATGTTACTCCTGATTGATTTATAATAGAAGCTCCTTGTAATTCAACAGTGTTATTTATAAAAACTACTGTACCTGCCTGTATGTTCCAATTAGAACTGCCGTTACTGAAATCTCCGTTAGTTACTAACTCGCTTCCTAATTCACTAAAGTTTCCGTTTTGTACTAACTCACTTGAGAAATATCCTACTTCTTCTATTAAGCCATCTTTGTTGATTCTTGTTGCACCTGTTGATCTATCAAACGTAAAATCGCCTTTACCATTATTAGGTAAAACTGAATGTAGCTTAGAATCGCTTACAGCACTTGGTATTTGTAATAAACTTGGTATCATAATATATAATTGTTTATATCGGATTCTACATTGTATTCTTCTACTAAACCTAAATAGCTTAATCTATTGTAATAATTCATATATAGTTCGTGGTTGTTGTAGCCTGTTAGTTTCTCTAATTCTAAGTCAGTAAGAGCTTCTTTAAATACCACTACACTTTTAGCGTTTCCGTAAAAACTACCTGCTGAACCTAAACCTACACCCCTTAACTCTAACATATCCATTCCTGTTGGTAAAGCCCCTGATGCTTGTGTTACAACTTCTCTACCATTAAACCAAATAGCGTAGTCATTTGCAGCATATTTAACAGCCACTTTATTTTGAATAGATAAATCAACTGCATCATAGGATAATAAAGAATGTGTGTTTAAATGCACTCTTATTCTATTTTCTGTAGTTTCATCCCATTCTAAAGAAATTCTATTGCTTGATGTTCCGTCAGAAAGTGCAATTCTATTTGTGTGAGAGCTATCGTAATTTGAAGATGCTTCTACATAAAGCACCCCCTCTGTAGAGCTTATTAAGTCGCTGTTTCCTGCGTTGTATGCTGAATCTGCATCACGAGTAACTGCACTTCCTGAAGTGTGTATTAGGCTTGTTGGATATGATTGCTGTTCAAATTGAGCACCATAAGCATATAAACTTCCAGCATCATCAGAATTTATTCTTGGGTACTCTGATGTTGCATTAGCAGCTACTGTAATTGAATATCTTTGCCATTCATTTGTAATAGTTATATGTTCTCCTTGTGCAGTCTGACTATAACCTAAATAAACTTGTGAAGGGTTAGCTATATTTTTATTTTTTAAATAAACAGAAAAGGTATAAT